TTTAGATAAATACATTGGTGGTTGGAATAAAGGCAATTTGGTTGTGATAGGTGCAAGACCGGGAATGGGAAAAACTGCACTTGGTTTAAACTTTTGCATCGAAGGTTCAAAATTTGGTAAGTATTTATTTGTAAGCATTGAAATGAGTGATGAAGAATTGGCAAAAAGACAAATCAGTTATTTTTCAAATATTGAAAATTATAAAATCAGAAATGCTACGATAACCAAAAAAGAAATCCAAGATATTTCTAAATTGCTATACCAACAAGAAGGCGATTTTGATGTGATAGATTCAAAAGACAATAACGTTTTTAACATTATTTCTTTGTGCAAATTACTAAAGGCAAAAAAAGGGTTAGACGTGGTGGTTGTAGATTACTTGCAAAAGTTAGATGCAAATGAAAGAGATTTAAGAAAGAATGTAAGTGTAATTTCTACGGCATTGAAAAACTTTGCTCGTGAAAGTGGCGTGACGGTGATTGCATTGGCTCAGTTAAATCGTGACGGCAAAGATGATAGACCACAATTAACGGACTTAAAAGAGTCAGGACAGATAGAACAAGACGCTGATGTTGTTTTGTTTCCTTATCGACCATCTTATTACTTGGATGTAAAGCCCGAAATTGAAAATGATTGTGAGTTAATTATTGGGAAAAATAGACACGGACAATGTATAGATATTCCAATGAGTTTTGAAGGTAAGTACACACGTTATAAAGAAATAATATGATACTCGGACAATTTGATTGTAGCACTGGAATAATTAATATACTTTATTCTGTTGGTAATATTTCTGTAAGAACATCAACCTCTAAAGATATTCTTTTGATAGACAAATTGCAAAAAGAAAATAGTAATGCTGTTGGATTTATTCAAAAAACAATTTGGGATAAATATGTATTTGGTGGGGAACGTAATTTTGTAGCTTTAATATGTGAAGCAAACAACGATGCCGTAGGTTATGTACTTATAACGCCAGGCAAAGGTGCATACACTTATGCAAAAATTCAACAAATTGCAGTTCGGAACGATGCCAGGCGTTTACATTATGGTACTGCACTTATACAAGTATGCACAGATTTTTGTAATAAGTTCCATAGATATGGATTTACTTTAAAATGTAGAACTGATTTAGAATCAAATAAATTTTGGTTGTCTATGGGATTTGAAAAATATGGAATTTGGGAAAAAGGTAAAATAAATCACGTTGGATTTAAAGCAAGTAATGATATTAATTTATATAAAATAGATTTAAATAAAAGCATATTAAAATTATTATGATAGACTATTACGTTGCATATCTAAAAGAACGCCGTCAGGTTCGTTATTTAGAAAATAAAGTAGAAGTAATACAACGCAACTACCAAAAAGAAATACAACGCTTAAAAGAGATGATAATAAACCCCATTCACAAGATGAACAAGAACAAAGAACTAACAGAAATTTTGCAAAAGGTATGTGATGCAAGTGGTATAATGCCACACGATATTATTTCTAAAAACAGAAAACGTGAAATAGTTATTGCACGTCAACTATTTTGCTACATCACAATAAAATATTTTAATTACACCTTAAAAAACGTAGGTAATTTTTTAATCCGTGATCATAGCACCGTTATACATAGCGTCAATGCTTATACAGATTATTTACAAATGAAATATAAAAACGAAACTGCTATTTATGAGGATGCAAAAAACCTTTTATCAATTGGTGATGGAGAAAAATAAATATCAAGAAGTTTACTGCCTAAATTCTGAAGAAGAAGTGGCTTACTATAAAAAAAAAGCAGAGAAAAATGGATATAAATTTGTAGAATTGAAAAAAATATAGTAATATTTGCACATCAAAAATAATATACTGATAGAGGTTGCAACATCAGAATGGCTTTATAAGGCGAGTAAAACTATCTCGCCACTATTCCACGACGATTTGGCTCAACATCTTTTACTTATATTATGCGAAATGCCTGAAGACAAATTGATTAAGGTTTACAACGATGGTTACATTAAACTATTTTGCATAAAAATAATGTGGTCGCAAAGTTCAACCCCACGTCAAAAGTTTTTTGATTTGATGAAGCCGATAGGACTATTTGATATTGAAAATGTACAGATAGAATATTTAAACACAATAGACGAAGCGATAGAAAAGGAATACAAACACAAACTGATTGAAAAGGTAGTAAGCAAAAACAAATGGTACGAGCGTGAAATATTTACTTTGTGGTCGAATGGCGAAAGTGCAAGAAGCATCCACAGAAAAACCAAAATTGCTTTACGTGAAGTACTGCGAGTAATCAAAGATATTAAAAGACAAATTATAAGCGAATATGAATAAACTAAAAGCATTTTATATTCGTCTGATGAAATACCACGATATAGACAACACGATAAAAAACGAAATAACGAAAGACTATGAATTTATTAAAAATCATTATTGTATGCCTACTGATGACAATAGGCTACAAGGCAAGGGAATTAAAAGAGAAGGACGAAATAACGTACCTAAATAACAAAATAAACACTTTACAACAACAACTAACAAATGTATTCACTTATCGAAATAATTGGGATATCGAGTCTCGGAATAATAATTGCTACAGTTATGACTCCACAACTACCAAGTAAACTAAGAATCAAACCATTGACGTGTGAAAGTTGCATAGCATTTCATTTAGGACTTGGATATTTTTATAACACTTGGAACTTAGCGTGTATAATACCAGCATCAATATGTTACATTTTAGCGTACAAATTATATAAATTATGACAAACGAACAAATAGATTTTATTTTAAGCGTAGAAACCTATCTAACTGCATTCCGTAAAACGATGGTTTTGCGTATGCCACCACAAGACGAAAACAAAGTGAGGGAAATTCACAACGAAGTTTTCCAACGACCAATACCACAATGCTCAAGTTGTTTTATTGACTCGTTTACATCGCTGGTAATTAAGGCGAGATACGAACAAGAAACGCAAATACCAACCTTACAAGATGTCATTGATAATAGTTTGGTACTGGCACAACTTGCTGATGATGAACACAAACCACGACGCAAAAGAAAGTGAAGAAACACACTCAAATTTATATGAAGTTTTTTGGCTATCATTTAAGTGATTATATGCCTTGCGAAATCTGTGGCAATCAGGCTGTTGATTTGCACCACGTCGAAGCAAGGGGAATGGGTGGCAGTGACACAAAGGATAACATAGAAAATTTGATGGCACTTTGCAGAGGTCACCATATACAATACGGAGATAAGAAACAACACAAAGAAATGTTAAAAGAGGTACACAATAACTTTATGAAAAACAATGGCAAATAGTTTTGGTGGAATATGGAGCGATGAACAATGCTTTAGATGGGAATTACATAATAATATCTCATTGGACAATCAGTCATTTGTAAACCTATACAATAGCACGGCACGTGAAATATCAAAACTTGTAGACTTTGAAAGTTTTGCTGATATTGGTGGTGGCGTTGGAGCGTATTCACTTGCAATGAAAAACCTAAATAAACAAGTTTATTACTATGACTTAAACAAACACCATTTATACTATGCTATGAGTCACAACGTCGCACATTACTACCATCAAACTGATATAACCCAAAACAAAATCAAACACGATTTAGTAGCTTGTATTGAAGTAATGGAACACATCACCGATGACAAACTAAATGACTTATTAAGCAATGTAGATTGCAAGTACTTTCATTTTTCAAGTACGCCACATTTAACAGATTTTGACGAAGAATGGGGGCATATCAACATAAAACAAGAACACGAGTGGATAGCATTGTTTGAACAACATAACTATCAATTACATACAAAAATGAACTTACCAACATCTTGGAGTTTATTATTCAAAAAAAATGTGAAATAAATGTGAGATGGCAAACGAAAAGAACTTAAAACCATTTGTAAAAGGTCAAGTTGCAAATCCAACTGGCAGACCAAAGAAAGTTATCACCCAATTAAAAGACATTGGCTATTCAAAGGACGACATAAACCAAACGTATATGAATATGTGTGGTATGACACGTCAAGAACTTGAAGCCATTGACAAAGATA